GCAATCTACGAGAACGGTATCGAGGTATCCTGAAGGAGAGACGCATGGGAAGATACATGATACTGGACGAGGAAACCCAGACGCACAGCAAGTTCAAGCGCAAAGGCAACCCGTTCCTACCCGAAAACTACATCGTTGCACGAGGCTGGAAGTACGAGGGCGACAAGCGTTGCTCTGCTGCATTCTACGATCACGTTTACGGTGTTGACCCGATCCACATACCGGATGACGTTGACGTGATCGTGGCGCACAACGCGAAGTACGAGTTGCTTTACGAAATGCGCTTCAGCCCTGCTGAGATGCACAAGTTCTTCAAGCGCGGTGGCCGCATATGGTGCACCCAGTACGCCGAGTACCTGCTGAACGCTCAGCAGAAGAAGTTCCACATGAACAGCCTAGATCAGGTTGCCCCTACCTATGGAGGACGGGTCAAGATCGACGGCATCAAGGCGCTGTGGGAAGCAGGTGTACAGACTTCGGACATAGACCGCGACATGCTGCTTGACTATCTGATCGGCACCGAGGAAGAAAAGCGCAACAGCGGCGACATCGGGAACACCGAACTGATCTACCTCGGTCAGATCGAGGCGGCTGAAGAACTCGGGATGACCACAGCGATCAAGTTGAGGATGGATGGCCTGTGCGCCACATCCGAGATGGAGTTCCGTGGCCTCAAGATCGACGTTGAGCGAGCCAAGGCTGACCTGAAGAAACGCAGCGCGGAACTGAAGGCTGCGAACAAGGAGTTGGAGCAGTACATCACCGACCTGCCGGATGGTCTGACATTCAACTGGAACAGCCCGACCCACAAGTCGGCCCTGATCTTCGGTGGCACGATCAAGTACGAGCGGCAGGACACCTACGTCGATCCCAAGACTTGGCAGCTTGCTCGGACCAAGGCTACAGCGCGGTGGCCACTGTTCGGTGGCGAAACTATGTACCCAGAAGAGTGCGACTTCGTTGGCACAGAGGACGAGCCACGGTACGAGTACGGGGGTCAACCGCAGGACACATTCAAGAGCGGCAAGCGACAAGGCGAAGCAAAGTTCAAGAACGTGGAAGTGCCCGGAGAACTGAAGGTCAAGTACCAAGAGTTCTTCCACGAGATGCCCGGCTACACAAAGCCAGATCCAGAGTGGAAGTCTGACAGCATGACCGATGGTGAAGGCAAGCCTATCTACTCGACGGCGGGCGACATTATCGACCAGATCACCAACCGGAACATCCCGTTCCTGAAGGCGCTGGGCGTCGTGAACCGGCTGACCAAAGAGATCGGCACCTACTACGTCAAAGTCGATCCCAAGACCGGTGAGAAGAAAGGGATGCTGACCTGCGTACAGCCTTGGGACCACACGGTCCATCACAAGCTGAACCACACAAGCACTGTGACGAGCCGACTGTCCTCATCTGACCCGAACCTTCAGAACCTCACTCGGGCCGACTTCGACGCCGAGACAGGACTGTTCAAGTCAGAGGTCAAGGCCATGTTCATCTCCCGCTTCGGAGACGATGGCGAGATGACTGAGATCGACTACAGCCAGCTTGAGGTTGTGGTAATGGGCATGCTCAGCAGAGACAAGAACCTATGCCGAGACCTGATCTACAACATGGACTTCCACTGCAAGCGGGTTGCGCTGAAAAACAACGTCAGCTACGAGTTCGCACTGGATGCCTGCAAGAACGAGGATCACCCAGAACACGCCAAGTGGAAGAAAGAGCGCACCAAGTGCAAAATCTTCAGCTTCCAGCGTGCATACGGGGCCGGTGCAAAGCTGATTGCAGACGAGACCGGCATGGATGTCGAGGAAGTCAAGGCCCTGATCGAGGCCGAGGACAAGGAGTATCCCGGCGTACAGAAGTTCAACGCAGAGGTAGAGGCCGAGGTCGCAGAGACCGCAGAGCCCTTCCACGATGGAGAGCGCGGCTACCGGATGTTCCGGAGCGGCACTTACCAAGCCATCACCGGGACGATGTACAGTTTCCGGTCGTGGGATGCACCAGATTACCTGCGGAGACGCGGTATCACAGACACGTTCAGCCCTACCGAGATGAAGAACTATCCGGTGCAGGGCACAGGCGGTGAACTCGTTCAGATGATCCTCGGCCAGCTATGGCGGTGGTTCGTCAAGAACGATCACTTCGACGGCAAAGCGTTCCTCGTGAACACGGTCCATGACTGTGTGTGGGCCGACTGCCACAAGTCGGTGCGGGACAAGGTTGTCGCTGGTATGGTCAAGATCATGCAGGCAATCCCGCACTTCCTGAAACACTTCTTAGGCATAGACTGTCCGGTAGGCTTCCCTGTGGACGCCGAGGCCGGGCCGAACATGCTGACACTTCACCACTGGACACCAAACTAGGAGAGAACTATGAGCAAGTTTGCACAAGCCGCAGCAGCGGCAGTCAAAGACGGAAAGGTCAACGAGGCCGACTTCGAGGGCGGCGGTGACTTCACCTACGAACCGCCTGTCGAAGGCCCCTGCGTTGCCCGGCTGGTCTCGGTCATCGAGATCGGCAACCATGCCCAGCGCCCGTATAACGGGCAGGAGAAGCCCCCGGCACCGGAGGTCATCTTCCAGTTCGAGTTGATTAGCAAGAAGCACCGCAAGGAGATCACCGTCAATTACGAAGCGGGCAACGAGACCAAGAAGGTCGTGTACCCGATCATCACCGAGCGCATGGCAATCAAGGCTGGCCCGCGTGCCGCGTACATCAAGATGCTGGAAGCCCTACGCTACGGTCGCAAGGAGATGACGCACCCTGCCATGATGATTGGCGAGGCGTTCATCCTGACCATCATCCACGGCGACAACGGCAAGGAAGGTAAGGAGAAGCGCATCTACGCCAACATCAAGGACGCATCGGGGAACTGGAAAGTCGGTGCACCCGTCCGTGTCAACGAGGAAGGCGAGACCGAGCCGCTCAAGGCACCGCCTGCCACCGTCGAGGAACGCGCCCTGCTCTGGGAAGCGCCGGATATGGAACAGTGGCAATCGCTGTACATCCCCGGCTCGCGGACCAAGAAGGTCGATGGCAAGGAAACCGAAGTCAGCAAGAACTGGATTCAGGAGACCGTAAAGTCGGCCCTGAACTTCGAGGGTTCCGCCGTCGCCACAATGATCGCATCGGTCGAGGGCGATCTGCCTCCAATGATGGATGACGAGGGAGGTGATGAGAGCCCTTCTGAGAGCGATGAGACGGATTCAGGTAGTGACACCCCCGACGAGGGCGCTAAGGCCCCCAGCGAAGATCCTCTGGACGATCTGGGCCTCTGATGGCGCTGGATATGGCAAAGGTACGGGAGCAGGCGGCGCAAGTCGCCTCTCCCGCCGAGGCCGAGTACCCTCGCGAGGTTCCCGGTCGTGTCGCCCACATCGACGCGGACTTCATGGCGTATCAGGTAAGCGCCGAGAGCAAAGAGGAGTTGGACCCTGATGACCCAAAACCACGCAAAACATTGGAGGACATGAAGCACAATGCACATGCTGCGGTTACTCACATTCGTCGTATGGCTGCTGCTGAGCGAGCCGTCCTTCACGTCACGACAGCGGCCACGAAGGGAGGCCGAACTGAGCAGGCCATGCTCAAGCCTTACCAAGCCAATCGTGCTGACCGATCCAACAAGCCAGACAATCTGGATGTGATACGAGAGTTCCTCGGCACTGGGGCTGGTGACGACGAGGGCAAGCTGAAAGGCGTGAACTGGATCTCACAAGAGGCCGACGATGGCATGGCTCAGGCGCACTACCAAGACCCTGAGAACACGATCATCTGCTCGGCTGACAAGGACTTGTTGATGGTTCCCGGCTGGAAGCTGGATATGTACACCAACAAGATACGGCAGGAGAAGGACGCCTTCGGGTGGATCGACCTCGACCGTTCCAAGTCCAGCGCCACGGTGGTAGGCGGCGGCACCAAGTTCTTCTGGGCTCAGTGCCTCATGGGAGATCAGGCCGACAACATCAGCGGAGTGCCAGAGGTTCCGGGCAGCATTTGGCAGAAGTACGCTGGGACCGCATCATACCGCGACACCTACGGCCAGTGGATCGCCACGGACTGCCCGAAGATCGCAGCCAAGCTGGACGAGAAGCTGAAGAAGCTGACCGCTAAGACCAAGAAGTGCGGCCCTGTGCTTACCTTCGATCTGCTGAAGGATGCCCGGAACGACAGGGAGTGCTTCGAGATGGTCAGGGCGTGCTACACGATGCTCGCAAAGGAACACGGCTATGTGTTCAAGGATTACCGTTCAGATCGTGAACTTACACCCACACAGGCTCTCCTGTCGGAGATGAAACTGTTATGGATGAGGAGCAATCCACACCCGGATGACGTGCTGCACTGGATAAAGGAGATCAAGAAGTGACTGAACAGACCCACTACGATACGAACCACCTGTCATTGGCCGAGATCAAGGCTGTGGCCACCGAAGTGTTCAAGCATTACATGGCTGTGATGACCGGCAATGCCGACGAGAGTGACACCCTGCACGCTGATCCTGACGAACTTCACGACGAGGCGATGTTCTGGCAGGCAGAGTTCGAGAAGCGCAGTGCATAAGCGAATACCAGCGAGTAAGATCGCCCCGATCAGAGAGTTCCTGCTGAAGAAGCAAAGGCGGCGTTGCCCATTGTGCGACGGTGTTATGGGTGGTAAGGGCAAACAGCCAGTCCTTGACCACGATCATGGCAACGGACACATACGTGACGTTATCTGTCGGAACTGCAACGGCATGGAGGGCAAGGTATTCAACCTCGCTCGACGCGCCAAGAACAATCTGACTGAGAAGCAGTGGCTCGAACGGCTGCTCGCCTACTACGTCAGACACGAAACGCCGCAGCATGGCGGCTATATGCATCCAACGCATAAGACCGAGGCCGAAAAGCGATTGGCCCGGAACAAGAAGTCGCGGGAGCGCAGAGCCAAGCTAAAGGCAAGTAAGGAGTGAGCATGGAAATATCGGATCAGAAGGCATGGGAGCGCAGCATGACATCGCTGGGCGTCTCGCGGTTCAGAGCGCAGGAAGAAAAGGCCAAGGACGGTAAGCGGTACACCGACACGTCCGCTGGTTCCCGACTGATCCGGGTGTACCTCTCACAGGTCAGCGAACGGATCGCGGAGGTTATCAATGCCCCGCGTCAGGGCGGTCGCCGTATGCACACAAAGCTGTTGCAGGGTATCGACTTCGACAAGCTGGCGATGTTCACACTGAACCGTGTCATGCAGTGCGTGTTCGACCCTGCACCAGTTCAGACCATGGCACAGAAGATCGGCCAGATGGTAGAGGACGAGTTGCGCTTCAGCAAGTTCGAGATCGAGACCCCAGAGTTCTACAACGCGGTCATCCGCGATCTGGACGCGAGGAACTCGTTCCAGTATCAACACCGGCACCGCGTCCTTGTGAACCGTATGAACGACCGGAAGATCGAGTGGCAGTGCTGGACAGGCACGACGCACATTCAGGTGGGCCTGATCCTGCTGGGTGCAGCGATGGATGCCAGCGACCTGATCCAGAAGGTCCAGAAGGAAGGTAAGCGTGGAGGCTGGTACATCGAGCCCACGCAGGAAGCCCTCGACTGGATCACGGCACACGACGAGAGCATGGAGGTTATGTTCCCCGACCGGATGCCATGTGTGATCGAACCAGAGGACTGGGCCGACTGGAAGGAAGGCGGGTTCTACACCAAGCGGATGCGCGGCAAGACACCACTGGTCAAGACGAGGGCCGGGCAGCAGAGGGACACGCAGTCTCCTTTGCTAGACAGCGTTGTGATGCCAGAGGTTCTAGCCAGTGTGAACGCCATGCAGCGCACAGGCTGGGCAGTCAACAAGGACATCCTATCCGTTGTGCGGGAGGTCTGGGAGCGCGGTCTGGAAATCGGGATGCCCCGGAGCCAGCCGTATGTGATCCCGCCCGCACCGATCCCCGAGGACAAGAAACCGGGCGATCTGCACGGAGAAGCGCGGCAGGCGTTCCTTGACTGGAAAGAGGAAGCACGCACTCTGCACGGCATGGAGAGCGACCGTAAGGCCGCAGTCATGGGCGTAGTCCGCTCGATGCGGATGGCCAGCCGAATGGATCATCTGGAACTGCTCTGGTTCGTGTATCAGCTTGACTTCCGCAGCCGCACCTACAGCACATCAGTAGGTGTATCCCCGCAGGGTAGCGACGTTGCCAAAGCCCTGCTTCACTTCGGGACAGCCGAGCCACTGGGAGACCGGGGCTGGTACTGGTTCCGCGTTCACGGAGCAAACAAGTATGGAAATGATAAAGGGCACTACGACGAGCGCGTTCTTTGGGTTGACAGTAACCGGGACGCCTTTTGTGCAGCAGGACGTGACCCACTTTCACACGTTGATGTCTGGAAAGACGCAGACAAGCCTTTCCAGTTTCTTGCGTGGTGCGCGGAGTTCAGCCGTGCTTGTGACGCAGGAAACCCTGCACAGTTTAAGTCCAACCTACCAATCGCTCTTGATGGATCATGTAACGGACTACAGCATTTCAGCGCAATGCTTCGCGATCCGGTGGGAGGCCGATCCGTCAATCTTGTGCCGACCGACAGACCCTCCGACATCTATCAAGACGTGGCTGATGTCGCCACAGCAGAAATGCGGGACATCCTGACCAAGCCCGACCACGATGGGTACGCATTCGCATCGAACTGGATGACCTTGTTCGGTGACAAAGGCATGGGACGCAAGCTGGCCAAGAAGCCGGTGATGACCCTGCCCTATGGCTCGACGATTCAGACCTGCACGAAGTCGGTGCACGCTTGGGTGCTTGAGAACGCGAAGGAGTTCTTCCCAGACAGTACAGGGTTCAAGCACAGCATGTGGCTTGCCAAGCTGTTGTGGAAAGCGATAGGCAAGGTCGTCATTGCAGCCCGAGCGGCTATGGACTGGATACAGCGGTGCGCACGCATTCTGGCCAAGCATGACGAACCACTGATCTACACTACCCCGGTAGGCTTCCCGATGGTTCAGTTCGCACCCAACGCGGACACCAAGACTATCGAAGCGCAGATCGGCGGTCGAGTTCAACTGAAGGTTCGGCAAGAGTTGCCCGGCGTGAACCCGTACAAGGCGGCAAGCGGTAGC